TGGACGGGCGCCGGTCGGATACCCCGGCTATCAAAGTGCTGCTGACCACGATGGCGCGCGGCAACGGCAAAACCGAGTTTGCCGCCAGCCTCATTGCGGCCGCGATGCGGGATCCGGCGGGGCGGCTTGAGTTTGCGTCGGTGGCACCGGACGGGCGCCTCGCGCAAAAGACGTTTGAGCGCCTCGCCGTGATGACGGAAACCCTGGGCGGGGCGGCAGCCGATTGGCACGCCACCGGCGGCAGCACCCCGGCGCACCCCGGCAAGGTTCGGCACGGCGGCCAGCGCTATACGTCCCTCCCATGCACGGACAAAGCCCTGGACGGCCTGACGGCGCGCCTGGTGGTGGCGGACGAAGTAGCTCGCATGGAACGGGCATTCGGGCGTCTGCTGACCGGCCTGGCCAAATTCCCGACCAGCCAGGCGCTGCTCATCACGACGCCCGACCCCGAGCAGCGCACCAGGCCGATTGCCGGATACCTGGATGCGTGCGAGCGCGCCCTGGCGAGCGGCGAGCCGTTCCCGGCTGGCTGGTTCGCCATGCTGTACGGGCTGGACCACGATGACCAAGCCGCCGATAGCGAAGCCTGGCCGAAAGCGCACCCAGCGCTGGGCACGCTCATTGACCGCACGCAGCTGGAGCTTGCCGCAAAGACAATGCTGGAAAGCGGCGATCCGGCGCAAATTGCCGAGTTTGAAACGCAGCTCGCGTGCCGGTACCACGAAGTTGCCACCACCGACCTGGACCTATCCGTGCTGGATCGGCAAATGCAGCCAGCCGATTGGGGGCGTCTGCGCGGTGCCTCTGCCGTCATCGGGTTGGATTTGAGCCGTGGCGGCTACGGTCCGCAGCTTGATTTAACCGCATTGTGCCTGGCCGTAGTTGACGGCAACAACATTCGGGCGCGCAATATGTGCTGGTGGGCCGGTACGGATATGGCGCAAGACGAGCGCCGGTCGAAATGCCCGTTGGGCGTTTGGATAGAGCAGGGCCATTTGCGGCGAATGCCAGGCGAATGGCACGATATGACCGTCATTGAAGCCGAGATAGAGCAGCTCATGCGGACCTACGACATTCGGAAGATTGGCGTAGACCCGCACCCAGCCCAGGCGCGCGACATTCGGCGCTGGCAAGAGCGCGGCTGGCCAATTGTGCCGATTGACCAATCGATCCGGACGATGGCACCGGCCTGGAAACTATGGTGCGACCTGCTGCGGTCGAAGCAGCTGCTGTACGAACCTGATCCGGTCCTGCGGTCGGCGCTGAATTCCGTGCGCCTGGTGCGGGACAACGTAGGCAATACCCGCCCGGTGAAGGGCCGCAGCATGGGTAATACCGATGCCGTGGTAGCCGGGAATATGGCGGCGCTGCTGATGGAGCACCACCAGGTGCGCGAGGCTGGCGGTTTGTCCCGCAGCCGGTGCGTCATCGGATAGTTCCGAGTGCGGTAGAAACGCTTGACGGCGCTGGGCGGATTTGTTCCATGCCGGGCGTGGGCTTTCTCTCACGCATTTTCGGATTCAAGAATGCCGTAGTGGTCTACGCGCAAGCGCCCGGATTTGACGGCGCGCAGCCGCACCCCACCACGCTTCCGGCAGTCATCCGCGCTACGCAGCTCATTGCCAATGACGTTGCGCGGCTGCCGGTGCGCGTTGAGCGCGCGGACGGCAGCCTGGTGACGGATAGCCCCGTCATCGACCTGCTGACCCGGGAATCTAGCCGCTGGCAATCGGGCTACGAATTCCGACGATACCTCACCGGCAACGCCCTGACTGCCGGAAACGGCATTGCCATCATTCGCCGCGATTCGTCCGGCGCGGTGGTGGAGCTGCAGCCGGTGCCGTCTGACGCCGCGAGCTGCGAGCTGACCGACCGAGGCACGATCTACCAAATCGGCACCACGCAGCTGGCTGCCGACCAGGTGCTGCATATTGGCTGTTACCCCGACCCGCTCAACCCGGCGTGGTTTGTCTCCCCGATTGACGGCGCATCCTTTGCCATGAATTTGGCGGCGGCTCAAGATGCCGCGCATAAGGCGCTGATCTTTACGGGCAGCATGGGGAAGGTTGCGATTAAGCACCCGGGAGCGATGGCCGACGAAACGGTCGAAGCCATCCGCGATGCCTGGGCAACTATGCACGCCACGCCCGAGGGCGCGGCCCGTCCCCTGATCCTGCGGGAAGGAATGACCGCAGAGAAGATCAGCCAGGAGACGGCTACCAGCAACATCGATAGCCGGAAGTTCAGCGTGCAGGAAATCGCGCGCGCTTTCGGCGTGCCGCCCGAGATGCTGTACCAGCAGGGCGGCGGCGCGCTCGCCAGCCAGGTTGAGACGGCACGCGCCTACGTTGACGGCGCGCTTACCCAATGGGTTTCCGCGTGGGAATCGGAGCTGACGCGGAAGCTCTGCGCGCCCGGCGAGCGCGTGCGCCTGGATACGGACATTCTGCTGCGCGGCAACTTGAAGGATGCCGGAATGGCTTTCAGCAAGCTCGTGCTGGCCGGAATCATGTCCCCCAATGACGCGCGCGCTCGCCTGGGCCTGGCGCCGGTGGATGGCTTGGATACCCCGATGGTTTCCATGCCTGGCGGCGCAGCTGCGGCAACCGGCCCCGACAACAGCCCCGAGGAATCCGGCAATGCTTGAGCTGCGCACCGGCAACATCGGCAGCACCGGCGGCAAGCTTGGCGGCTACGCGGCGGTCTACAACGCCCCGAGCAAGCCGCTGACCGTGCGCGGCATCAACGGTGGCCGACCCTTTATTGAGCGAATTGCTCCCGGCGCTTTCGACGGCTACGAGCGCGGGAACGTTTCGCTGCTGATCGGCCATGACCGCCGGGAGCTGGTAGCCAACACCGCATCCGGACTGCTGCAGCTTAATTCTGACGGTCATGGCCTTGCATACCAGGTGACGCTGCCGGATACCCAGCGCGCGCGGGACGTTCGCGCGATGGTAGAGGCCGGAGTGCTTACCGAAATGTCGTTCGGTTTCTACGTTCGCGCGGACGATTGGAACGGCAACGAGCGCACGCTGCGCAACGTTGAGCTGCGCGAAATTTCGATCATTGAAGCCGGTGGTGCTGCGTATCCGCAGACGAGCGCCGAGGCACGTACCAAGTCGCCGGATCCCCGGCTCATCCTGCGGTTGAGGTCTATCCGATGAAGGTTTCCGAAATGCATGAGCGCCGTAAGGCGCTGCTGGCCGAGCGTGATTCGATCCTGGCTGCTTCCGAGATGACCGTTGAGCAGGAAGCTCGCGGACATGAGGTTGCGAACGAGCTGACGAAGCTGGACGGCGAGATTCGCGCCGCGCAGCTCCGCGAGCGGTTTGCGTCTTACTCCGCGATGGAGAAGACGGTCAACGAGAGCCGCGAGCGCAACACCGATTGGATCGGCACCACCGAGTATCGGGACCAGTTCCTGGGCTGGTGCCGTGGCGGTCGCGCCCCGGAAAGCCGCGAGATCACCACCGGCAGCTCCAGCGGCGTGCTGATCCCGAAGATCTACCAGGACGGAATCCTGAAGTACCTGGATGCAAACACCGTGGTCCGCAACCTTGCCGACCTGCGCACCGGCGTGAAGGGATACCAGGTCCTGCGCTACAACACGCTGGAAACGGCTGGCTACACCGGCGCCTGGGCGGTCAACGATCAGACGAGCACCACCGCTGCGGTTTCCATTGATCCGGGCTTTGCCGAGGTCCCGCTGGATCCGATTGCGTGCCTTCCCTATACGCAGGTTTCCAAGCAGAGCATCGTGCAGTCTGATTTCGACCTGGAGGCCGAAGTCATGGACAACCTGCAGCGCCAGCTCGCCAAGAACCTTGAATGGGGTTACGTTGGCGGCCCGGGCGTAAGCAACAGCACCAGCACGCCTGGCACTACCAACGGCCCGACCGGGATTTTCAAGGTTGACGCGAACGTTAATATCCAGGCGGCCACCAGCACCGGTACTACCCGCGCTCTCGCCGTTGCCCAGGCCACGCTCGCCAACCTGCGCGATATGCGCTACAGCAAGCTCCCGGCTGCTTACTGGGGATCGGCGGCGTGGATCTTCCCGCAGGACGTCTACGCGGCCATTGCTGCTCTGACGGTCAACAACGTTCCGCTCTTTATCCCCAGCGC